TCTTTTTTTGTAAATAATTATTGGGAAGATTATCAAAGAGAGTGCATGCTTTTTGAATCATTCAAAAATTGTTTTATTGAAGGTGTTGTTTGTGAGTTTGGAGTATTAAAAGGTAAAACTTTAAATTTAATAGCAAAAAACTTTTCTAATCAAAAAGTTTATGGTTTTGATAGTTTTAAGGGTCTTCCTGAAGACTGGCATCTTTCCGATGAAAGCATATTTGAACAGGGAAGAATGAAAGTAGATAATTTACCTAAAGTTGAGCCTAATGCAGAATTAATAGTAGGATGGTATGATAAAACAATATCTGAGTGGTGTAAAATAAATAGAGATAATATTAAATTTATTCACATTGATTGTGATTTATATAGTAGCACACTTACTGTTTTAGAAGAATTAAATGATCAAATAGTAAAGGGTACAGTTATTCAATTCGATGATTTTTATAATTGGTATAATCTATCTAATTATACAAAATGGCAAGAAGGCATATACAAAGCATTGTCAGAATGGACACAAAAATTTAATAGAAAATTTAGTGTTATTGGAAGAAGTAATCATACTCAAACTACAATAATACTAGAATTGTAATAAAAACAATTCATACTTTCATTATTTATTAAATTATAATATAATTTTGTTATTAATACAAAAATTATGCCATTAACTCAATTAAATTTTTTACCAGGTCTTGATACAGAGAACACCGAAACAGGTGCGGAGGGTAGATGGACAGATTGTGATAAAATTAGATTCAGAAAAGGACTACCGCAAAAAATAGGTGGTTGGAATAAATTTAGTAGTGATTATTATGTAGGTAGACCATCTTCTATTTTTTCATGGATAGCTTTAGATGGTACAAGATATCAATCAATTGGAAATGATAGAAAAGTATATATTTATCAATCTGGAACAAATCTTGATATTACACCTATTAGACAATCTAATTCATTAACATCTGTATTTACTACTACAGATACCAGCTCTAATGTTATAATTAATCATACATCTCATGGAGCAATATTAGGAGATTTTATAACTATTTCAAATGTATCAGCTAATGTAGGTGGAATTACTACTACAGATTTAGAAAATGAATTCGAAATAATATTAATTAATAATGCAAATGCATATACAATTGAAACTCCAGGTACTGCAACTTCAACAGTTACTGATACAGCTGATTGTGATATTCAATATCAAATAAATATAGGTCCATCAATTCAAACTTTTGGATATGGTTGGGGAGCAGGAACTTGGGGAGAAAGTACATGGGGAACTACTAGAACATCATCAGAAGTAGTTTTAGATATGAGACAATGGTCTTTAAATAATTGGGGAGAAGATTTAATATTAACAGAAAAAAATGGTGGTACATATGATTGGAATACTTCTGCTGGATTAGGATCTAGTAATAGTGCTGAATTGATTGCAAATGCTCCAACATCGTCAATATTATCAGTTGTTTCTACAGATAGTAGGCATTTAATTTGTATGGGTACAGAAACAACTATTGGAGATGCTAATACGCAAGATAATTTATTTATAAGATGGTCAGATCAAGAAGATTATAATTCGTGGGCTCCTAATGTTACTAATTCAGCAGGCTCTCAAAGAATTGCAGGTGGTAGTGAAATAAGGTGTGCTAAACCTGCGAAAGGAACTATACTGGTATGGACGGATACAACTTTACATTCGATGTCTTTTATAGGTCCACCTTTTATATTTGGTTTTAGACAACTAGGAAATGACTGTGGATCTGTTTCTTTAAATGGATCTATCGTAATAGATGATATAGCTTACTGGATGTCAGATGGTCAATTTTTTAGATATGCTGGTGCTGTTCAAGAAATAACTTGTCCTATTTTAAATCATGTCTTTAACGATATAAATAAAACACAATATCAACAAGTTTATGCAGGTCAAACTTCTGATTTTTCTGAAGTTATATGGTATTATTGTTCTTCTAATTCAGATACAATTGATAAATATGTAATTTATAATTATTTAGAAAATAGTTGGTATTTTGGAGATTTATCAAGAAGCACTTACTTAGATAATGGTGTAGAATTAAATCCTATTGCAACAGAATATTTAGCTAATTCTACAGCTAATACATATTCTACTATATACGGACTTACACCTGGTCGTTCTTTAATCTATCGTCATGAAGATGGTGTTGACGCTGATGGATCAGCAATGACTGCTTTTATTGAATCAGGTGATGGTGATATTGCAGATGGAGAGAATTTTAGTTTTATAAATAAAGTAATACCAGATTTTAAAAATCAAACTGGAAATGCTAATATAACTATATCTACTAGAGATTATCCTAACAGCTCTAAAACTACAGGGGAAACTATTACAGTATCTAATACAACACCATTTTATAATACAAGAACTAGAGGTAGACAATCTTCAGTAAAAATAGAAAGTGACGAATTAGGTAGTAATTGGCGATTTGGTACATTAAGAATCAATATTAGACCTGATGGAAAAAGATAAATATAAGATTAGACAAGCTCGTATTGATGATGCTGTACGTGTAAGAGAATTGCTTAAAACATGGCTTCCAGAATCACCATATAACTTTGGAAACGTAAATAATAAGAAATTACTTGATCATATTATATTTTACATTAGAAATAGTTTTGTTATAGTAGTAGAATATGAAAATGTTATTGTAGGAACTATGGCTGCCGCTGTAGATGAAACATGGTATAGCGACAAAAGATTTCTTAGAAGTCTATGGTTACATGTTAATCCTAAATATCGTAATTTTCATATCTTTAGAGCTATAATGATAGTTTTTAAAGAATACGCACAAAGTAAAAAATTAACTGCTTTATGCGAAATAACTCAAGGTAAAGACGTTGAAAGAAAACATAACGCCTTTATTAAATTAGGATATAAAAATATCGGAGGAACATATATAATCAATGGGTAGTCTTTTTAAACCATCAACAACAGTAGTTCAAGCGCCAAGTCAACAAACAGTTACTTCGCAAATACCAGAATACTTTAAAGAAATTCAAGAACGTACATTAAGACAAGCAGAGAATGTATTTACTCAACCCTATCAAGGATACACTGGTCAACGTATAGCTCAACTAAGTCCACAAGAGCAACAAGTTTCTGATGTATTTACTAATCAAATTTTACCACAAGCAGGTCAGTTAGCACAAATCGGACAACAAACTTATGATACTGCTACTATGCAACAGTATATGAATCCATATCAAAATGCAGTTATACAATCTACTTTATCTGATTTAGGAGAAGCATACGGTCAGCAACAAAGAGGAATGGCTGCGCAAGCAATTGGAGCAGGAGCTTTTGGTGGAGAAAGAGAAGGTATTGAAAGAGTTTTAGGTAGAGAAAGATATTTCGATCAAGTTGCTGATACATCAGCTAGATTAAGACAAGCTGGTTTTGAATCAGGCGCACAAAGATTTGCTGCTGATCGTGCTGCACAGTTAGGTGCTGCTCAAGCACAATTATCAGGACTTGCTGGTGCTGCAGCTGGTTTAGGTCAAGCTGGAAGTTTATCAAGAGGAATAGAACAAGCTGGATTAACTGAAGCTTATAGAGATTTCATTGAAGAAAGAGAATATCCTGCTGGTCAAGTAAGACAAATGATTGGTGCTTTAGCAGGTGCACCTATTAGAACTTATGGAGAAGAAAGATCAGCAATAGTAGGAACACCAGTAGGTGCTCCTAGTCCATTTGCACAAATAGCTGGAGCAGGTCAGGCTCTTGGAGGATTCTTTGGGTAATGGCTATTAAATTTGCACAAACAGAAGATGGTCCTGTAAAAATACAATTGTCAGAAGATACATATAGTAAATTATCTGACAAAGATAAACTAGATTTAGAATTAGCAGAAGAAAAAGGTTTGATTACTTCTTTACAATCTCAAATGGGAGGAACAAAAGGAACTGTTCCAAAAAAAATGGAAGTAGAAGTAACTGGTAAGGCTTTAGAAGAAGAAAATAAAAAAGTTGATACTGGTGAAAAAAAAGAAAGTGGATTTAAAACTTTTGTAAATAGTGTAGGAGAAGCTTTTACAAACATTGCTGAAGGTGCTGAAAAGAAATTAGAAACTGTCTATGATGATCGTGAAAAGAGAATGATGTTTCTTTCTGGATTAAATACTTTAATTGATGCTTCTTCATTTACTCCTATAACTCAAGCTAAGTCACCAGTAGGTACTATAGCCGGGGGTCAGAAGAAAGGATTTTTAGAATCAGAAGCAATTGGCTCTAAGAGAAAAAAATCAGAGATAGATTTAATTAAAGCACAAGCACAATTAGTTAAAGCCACAAAAGGTGAACCACCTAGATTTAGAGGAACTAAAGATGAAGCAATACTTAAAAATTATACACCTTATATAGATAAGTATAGAAGTGATAGAAATAAATTTGATGCTTTAGACACAAGATATTTAGAAGCATTTAAATTAATATCAGAAGGTAAAGATATTCCTACTGGTACTTTAGAATCATTTTTATTTCCTATAGAAAAAGTTTTAGCTGGTACAGAGATAGGTGATAAATTAAATAAATATTTTTCTGATGGTAAATTAAATAGAAAATTAATAGATGAAGATAATGTAACTTTTAAAGAAATATTAAACTCAGCAAGTAAACAAGCTATTGTATCTCAAGTAAAAGATTTATATCCAGCTTCTGATAAAGACATTCAAGTGTTATTACAAGGTCTTGGTGATTCTGCAACTACACCTGAAGCTCTAATTAAATTAATTGCAGCACAAAAAGCTGCATCAGAGGCATATAGAATTGAAGGTGAAATAGCTAAATCATTAGCCTTTGATCAAGGAGACATTAACTTTGCAATAAATGCAAGAGATAAATCAATGGAAAAAATTGCTGAGCAATACAATGATCAAGTATCAGATGAAATATTAACTGAACTTTATGGAAGTAATGATAGAAGTAGTCCATTTAGAGTTGCGTCTGCTTATTTCTATTCTACTTTAAAACCACAAATTACACCTCAATCTAAAACTAATTTTGAAATATTTAAAGAAACTACAGAAACAGAACAAAAAAATATAGATCAAATGTTAGAGTCAGAAAGGAGAAAGTTTTTTGAAAATAAATAGTTATAATGAATTATGGAATTAAATGAAAATCAAACTGCAATATACGAAAAACTTCAAAGTCAATATCCTAAAGTAAATAAAGATACTATAATAAATTATCTTTCAGGGAACATTTCATTAGAAGACTTTAAATCAGTAGCTGTACCTAAAGTTGTAGATGAAAAATCATTTTTAGAAAATAGTGGTTACGACATAAATTTAATGGAATCATCCATTAAAGAAATTAAAAAAGATATTGCAAATGATGAAAAGTCTAGAGAGTTTGATTTAGAATCAGCTTTTGTAGATTATAAACCCTCTACTAAATTATTATTTGAATCTTCAGGTATTAGAACAGATAAAGATTTACCAAACGATTTAAGAGCAGCATTAAGTTTAAGCTCTAATAATCCAGCAGATTTAGTTAATAACACAAGACAATTACTTATTCAAGATTTAACAGAAAAGTATGGTGAAGAAAAAGTTAAAAAATATGAAAAGAAAATAGAAGTTATAAATAAAGAAGTAGGAATAGAAGGATATAAAAGCACTGGTTTAATTTTTAAAGTACCAGAAGAATTAGGTGGAGATAATAAATTTTACAAAGCCAATCAACCAGGTTTAGATACTGGAGATTTATTTGCAATATCGGGAGATTTATTACCAATAGCTACAAGTATAGCAGGTGGAACTTTTGGAAGTGTAGCAGGTCCTGCTGGAACAATTGCTGGTTCAGGTGGAGCAGCATTTGTTGG